ATGCAGTATTTAATTGTGTACCTAATTGTATTGGCGATATTGGTGCGCCTGCGCTTAAGGATGGCGTTGCACCATCCCCGACATTGCCACCGCCTTTGGCACTTGGTATTTTTGTGCTGATAATTTTCTTTACATTCAGCAATCCTGCTGCAATCGTAGCCGCCGCCGCGATAGGTCCGAAAACACCACCTTGAGCAATAGCCTTGGATGCACCTTCATAGGTATTCATTACAGCAGTAGCTACCGCAATGGATTTGCCAGCCGTTGAGTTTTTATCAACCATGCCCCCGACAATGTCCAAAGTCTGCATAGCTAGGTCGAACTGCGCTTGTTGTTGAGCCTTCTTAGCGTTGCTGAGTGCTAAATCAGATTGAGCAATGGCGTTGTTTGCTTGTAATTCCTGCTCGGTAACTGCGATGGTAGTTTGACCACGCGCAACAAGTCTATTTTGTAAATCAATGTCATTTTGTTTTTTTGTTTCCGCTTGCTCTTTGTCAATCTCTTGTTGTGATTTGCTTAAATCATCTTGTCTTTTTTTTGCTGCCGCTGCTTCATCCTCTAACTTCTTTTGCTCTGCTTTTATTTCTTCATCCCTTATTCGCCTTGCTTCTTTTGCATCCTCGTTTCTTTTTTGTTGCTCCGCTTTTTCAATAGCAGTTATTTGCTTTGCAATCCTTCTAAGTTCATTTGCGTTGTCAGTTTCAACGTTTATTTGATCAATCTTTAATTTGTTTATTTCTTCCTGATTCTTTAACGCCCCATCTTTTTGAAGTGTTAACTGCGCAATTTGATTATCAGTAACCCTTTTTGCAAGTTCAATATCATCTTTTGCGTTTTGCTCAGCATCCTTTCGTAATTCCAATAACGCTGCTTTTCGCTTTGCCGCTGGGATGGTTTCATCACTAGCTTGTTCTCTTAATATGGCTAGTTTCTTCGCACGCTCCGCACCATCTAAATCATTTTGTAATTGTTCTTTTTTAAGGTCTTGCGCTTGCTTTGTTAAATTAGCCATCTTACCATAGGCATCAACCGCAGCGTTTCCAATGTCTTGCAAATCCTTTTTAGCTGCACTAAAATTAAACGTAAATACGTTCTTTATCGCACTACCAATCTTATCTAAGTTGTCAAGTAACGATTGCCCAACTGCCTTGATTCCTGCAAATATTTCTTCAACCTTCTTACCACCTGCAAACGTGTTTGTGAACGCTGCATACAACAATCCCAATGTAGCAACAATGGCAGCAAGTACTAACCCAACTGGATTCATTATGATGGCTATAAATGCTTTTTTCAAGCCATCAAATGCACTAACCACAGAACCAACTGGACCTGGAAGATTGCCTAATCCTTCTTTAAGTTTGGTAAAGTTGTTGGTTGTGTCCTTAGTCTTGTTCCCAGTATCTTGGATGGCTTTTCCTGCCTTCTCCATGTTTGTCTGAACCCCTTGAACTTTGTTTGCAGTATCTCCCGTATCAACGGTAATACTGGCTTTTATGTTTACATCTGCCATATCAATAGATTCTATTTATGATTTTCAAAAATTCCCCAGTACAAGTATCTTCATTCGTTGCGTTATAATCAACAATTCTATTTAACCTATAAAGTACTCCATCAATCCAAATTAGCTTACTGAAATCCAACTGATAAATATCTTTATAGGATAGTTTCATTGTGCAAGTCAATAGCCTTGAATCCTTATCGGTAATCTCAGCTAGGTATGAACTCCAGTAAGCATTGAATAAATTAACTTGTGTGTAAACGCTGGCATCGTAGTACAATTCCTTCGGGATTCCAAAATTGATATCTGCAGTTGGTGAAGTCGGATCGTTAAGATGCCCAGCGTAACCATACGCAGTATAAGCAGCTAAGTTCGTAGCACCATTCTTGATATTCCATAGTGTAACACCTGATATCTTCTTAGCTTGCAGAATCCGAATAACCGAATCCATCTTATCTTCTTTGGTATTGTTGTCAGATAGTTTGTAAATGGCTGGGTAATATTTATCAGTTGTATCCTTGTTGTATTGCACCGAACTAGCGAATATTATCTCAACTGATGTTGTTTCCTTTGCAAATTCAAACTCTGAATCATAGATGTAATTTGCGTAATCATCGTTAAATTTCTTTCGATAGTTATCATTGTAATAGTCATTGTCTGACTTGTACTTGTACTGGTAGTATCGTGAATTAAGTTCGCTCATTGGCTTTATCTTCATAGGCTTTGACCTATCAACTTTCAAGGACCAATCAACTGATAAGGCATCTTCGTAATAGTTTATGAACGGAACTACTTTGAGTTTCTTTTCTTCGTTGTAGTCCTCGAATACATAAAGGTTGAACATTTTACAAATAGAACTAAAGAAGTCCTTTTGTAGAATGCCCTTTGGTATGGTATCGTTTAAAACAATAGAATCCCCATAATTAACTTCAACTTGTGTTGGTGTAAGTGATGAAACAGTCAAAGCACCACCAAACTGCTGAATCTGAACTACGTTGGAACTAATCTCAAGTTTGAGATTATCAGAGGTTGCAAAAGTGATATTGTTTACGCTTAAGTTTATACCAAATGGAACATTAGTTGTTGGCACTGAAATCGTAGTTTGTGCAAGTATTGTTGAGTTCTGCTTCAGGTAGAAAGTTACTGTTGTAGGTGTTGATGTTGTTGACTTTATCAAGCCTGCATACGCACAATAAATATTAGTAACGATTGAAGTCGCTGGTGTGTAAGTAAACACATCATTGTTAACCGATGCACTAAACGAGCCTAATGTACTAACTGTATAACGTGCATATTGAATACTCGTATAAGTTGCAGCCGTAGCATCCGCATCAAATAGGGTAGTTGATAGCTTGGTTATCTGCTGCCCATTGTGCGGAATTATGAGCCTATCGAATAAGGCAGTAGCAAGCAAAGGAAAGTCCCATGTATAGCCTGATGCTTCCACTAACTTAGTTAGGTATTGCTTTACATACAATGCTGGTCTAAAGGTCTTGAAATCAAAATCAATCTTATTTGTACTCGATTGCCCATAGTCAATCAAAGGATAATATACTCCTGAGCCTGCAATCGTATCCCAACTTGTTGCGATGGTAGTTTCATTATAGGTTTGATTCGCAATCCCCATATCCAGTTGCTCAAGTTTCTTGTTTCCCAATGCAGAAACAAAGCCACCGAGTTCGCCAAATACTGCGCACTCATATTCAATAAAGCCATCCTCAATAACAATTTCTAAGATGCGAAATATACCTTTAAACACTTGCAAGTTATCAGCAAAGATTATGGCACTAGCTGATTGGGCAGCGTTGAAGTTCATGCCTATATTATCAACTGCGCTTGTGTAATCGTTGGCAGCGTTTATGTTGAAGATGTTCCCAAACAATACATTGTTTCGCTTGGTGCCTGGTATTACAATGGTCTTGCTGAAGTTGGTATTCTTTGCCCCAAAGTCCTTAATGTCATCAATAGCGTAAGTTATTAACGTACTAAACGATAAATTAACATCAACTTCTTGATTCTCTACAAATAGTTTCATCATTGAAATTGTGTTTTATATGTTGCACCAAATTCTACATCTACCATCAAGTTGATAAGTCCATCAACAATATGTTCCTTGAACTCATAGTTTGTTCCTGAAATGACAACTGGGTAAAGTGTACCACTATCTTCAATCCATACTTGCGGAGATGTTACCAACTGAGCGAGCCATTGATACTCGTTATCACTTAGCCAGTCAGTATTTATACGTAATCTTTCTTTGAACCTACCTGCGAAATCAGTCTTTTGTTGGTACATTGTCGAGCCTGACTTAACCGATACAACACCCGAACCATTAACACGATATGCTAACTGATTGAATGATTTCTTTTCAATATCGAAAGTCCTCTTTGATACCTTGTTGAACATCATGGATTCGTAACCGCCAAACTTATTTAAAAAATGAGCGTAGTAATTGTGATACATACCAGTGCAAAGCACATTGACTGTATAAGTAACACCACCCACCGCAACTGTGTATGATGTAGTTGATGCAGTAAAGTTCCCAGTGTAATCTACATTGATGGCTAATGGTGAAATGTTAAGAATCTGCAAAGTATTCGCAGCAGTCGGTGTAATCGTTTTAGTCCGTGTGGAAGTACCGCCAGTGATAACTACGTTGAACGATGCAGTAGTTTCGCTGAAATATGGCAAGTAATATTGCGCACTTGCAAAAGTCAGATTGATTTCAGTAGGTCTGTCCGTTGTTGGAACATCATCGTAATTGCCAAGAATAGTAAAGTCATTAATCCTTCCATTGTAATGGTTGAAATATGTCCTTGTTGAATCAGTAAGAACAACTGCGCCCACTGTACCTGAGTATTCTTCCCTAATCTTGATGACAACCGATAAGGACCATGAGCCTTCGCCAAGTTCTTGCGCCAAAATACCTGATCCCGTTGGTTGTAAAGTTGTAACAACGTATTCCCTTACAACTGATGAAAAATCCATTATACCGCGATTCGTTGTAGGATTAGGAAAGTACTTACCAGTGAATACTTGCGTGCCGTTTATCCAAACTTCAGCAACATATTTATAATTCGGATAGGTCGCAGGATCAGCAGCGTGAGCATCGTAAGCCACATAAACAAGAGCATCGTTTACGCTAGAATATACTGGAGGTGTTGATTCAAATGTCATTTATTCGGGTATAAGTTATTTATAATGTCAATCTTTGTTGCNATNCCTAANTCAGTTTCAATGTATGCGTTTATTTCNNNNGTTGCNTCNGACCAAAANNGNGTNGNTTTTANTCCNNTTCGNTTNATGCCNGCNGCNACCGCAAGNATGGTTTTTGTTTCAACNGNTTTGCATNTNCATNCCNCTNCGTTCTCNNCNNGTAACTCCNNNCTTNACATTTCTTGCCGATTGTCCTTCACGATTAACCCATGCTTTTAATGAATTGTACATTGGTGAGCCTTCACGCGTTCCCTTTGTCTTAAACTGAAACCTTGAGCCCCGATTAACTTTCCATCCATTAACACCTTCATCTTGATACGTTGCGTAATCAGGCGCAGTTATACCGATTGAATATCCATTCTCAGTTGTAGTGATATCAGTTGCTTGGATGTCCTCAATCATGTTTCCACTTGAAACAACATCTTTATTTGTTGCGTTCTCATGAATTAAGCCAACATAGGCAGCAGCAATGTTGACTAAGGTATTTTGAATATCTGATAAGTCAATAGCCTGATAATCGCTTGCATCAAGTGTATTCAAGTCTATAAACCCAGTATCAACCGCCTCGTGTTGCGCCCTTGTCATTTGTTGATATATTTTTGATAGGATTGTTCACTCTTCAAATAAGCTAACGCGTTAAACGCTTGCAATATCGGTAAATCAAAAGCTTTATCTAAGGTGATGCCTTCATGTTGCGCCACTTGCTTTGCTGAGTAAATCCAGCCATATTGTTCAATGAATGAATGAGACTTCTCCATCTTGCCATCTTCTTCAACAACTTCATCCGATTCAAATAAACCTTTGTAGCCTTGCAAGAGTTCCGCAAATGATTGTAGGAATGCAGTATAGTCGGCTAGAATCAATCTTATATGTTTTTTCAGTAGTAAGTCTGCCTTAACATCATGCGCCCTAGAATCGCTCCATATTGATGCAGTTACTAAGTGCATAGCATCTATCTCACCTTGCTTTAAGAAGTGTTGAACTTCTATGAATTGCCCTAAAGTTATCTTCTTAGCATCGGTTTGTAACTTAAGCCTACCGATTAAAGGCTTTTTTCCTAACTTCTTGAATTTCTTTGTAACCTTGTTGGAATACTTGATAAACTCTTTAGGCTGCATATTGTCAACAGTATCATGTGATAGGTTGAACATATCGCAAACAATCAAAGCAACCTGAGTAATCTCATCATCACTTTGATTGTAAAAACCTGCTATTCGTTGGTATTGTTTAAGAGTCATCACTATATTATAGTTGAAATAAACGTTTTGTTTCTAGTAATTAAAAAAAATCCCCAATGTAGACACACCGAGGATTACCATAAACCTATAATCAATAAACAACAACTACCACTAAAATAAAAACTCCGAGCTGACTAACGATTCAGATGGGAAGTGTGCTTCGTAATCCTAGTCGATACTATCTCAAGGCAATTAGAGAGGCATCCATGAGTTTCGATCCCTTGTACTTCGGGCTAATAATCTTCATCCGCAAAACTATACTCACCACTATTCTCAAACTGCGATAACTTATTCAAACCAACATACCTCAAGCAATCAATCGCATGGTTCATAACATCTTCTGGAGCATTCAACGCTTTACCTTCTCGGTCCTTTGCCCATTTGTACTGGCGCAATTCCTTAATCAAATTTAGTGAATTTTTTGTTACCACAATTTCATACTGTTGTAATCTATCTATCGAAGCCTTGATACTATCTGGTCCTTTCCTTGCAGGTTCTACATAATAGCCTGCATTTGTTAAGTCTTGAATGCTTTTAGGTTCTGCACTATCAGCAACGATACATTGTGAAGTATTAACCTGGAAGGCTTTTAACTTTGCCACGATGTCCGAGTTTGTTAACTGAGTTTGATACAAAAGTTCATTAACATAAATCTTTGATTCGTACCTATACACTTCAATCAAACTTGTAGGATCATTTGTAAAACCCCAGTCTAAGCCATAACTAATAAACTCCGCATCTTGTGGTATCTTATCGCATTGAGTCCAGTTGTTAAACACTACACCCTCTAACGAGCCTATCTCACCCAAACCATAAACACGATACCAGTTGGACCAAAAACCACTACCGGCATCCGCTTTCTGCTTTGCTTTGTTGATAAAGTTCAAAGCAGATTCAGGACAAGCCTCGTTGTCCATGTAGTTAATAATTAAGAAATCAACATCAGCATCATTAATCAGTTCATCGTGAAACCAAAACGCATCCGTAGGATTCCAGTCTAAGTAAACGCCTTTCTTGGTTCTTGATGCTAACTCGGTGTAAGAATGAAAGTTCATATTGTTTGCCTCGTTCATGTAAAGCCAATCACGCCTGGCACCTCGTAACTTCGCATCGTTATCAGCACTAAAGAACTCTATTTGTGATCCGTTGGCAAAAGTATATTTAAAATCGGTTGCATTCCAACGATCATCAAAGAACCTACCAGTCTCAACCATGATTTTCTTAAAGTCCTTCATTGCTCCACGCTTCAAGTGTGGTATTGACTCAGCTACAACGGAAATCTCGCTCATGGGTTTATCCGTAGCAATGTCGATTAATATAGGTATTATCGCAAATGTCTTCCCTGCACTGCTCCCGCCTTGTACCGCCCTGCAGAACTTCTTTAGTTTAAGTATCTTGTTTATTGCAGTTGTGCGTATAAACATTAATCGTGATTAACGTCAGGGAATAACTTTTGCTCCACCTTGACATCATTTTGCACCTTCTCAACTAAGCCATTTAAACGCTGAGTAATGCTGGGGTTATAGATGCCTGCCATGCCACCGCCTATCTGATCTTCCCTGATTGCTTCGCGTATGCGATGACAGATAGTAATATAGGCTTCATATCTTCCATCTTTATTCAAGAAATAATCTCTTACTGTGCTTATCTTATCGTAGCAAAACAAATTAAAACCTTCCATTGTTAAAGGTCTTTCTTTCTTTCTATCAACCTTCATACCTTGCCCACCTACCCAATCAGTTACAATGAAAGGATTGCTTTTTGCATGCTTGCAATATGCTTGAAACATCTCCCAAAGTGCATCAGGAGTTTCAATATATTTACTTAGTCCTTTTTTTGTTGGCATCTAATCTATTTTTATTCTCATCTACAAACTTAACAATATAATTAACACAAGACTGGCATCCTTTATAGGTAAAGTCTTGATTAGGTGAAATCTTTTTAGCTATTGAAACAAGTTCAAGCATCTCATTATCAGATGGATGAACATCTATTCCGAGTCTGACTCGTTCAAATAGGTAGTCGAAATGTTTCATATCAGTTTCTTTATTTTAATTTTAGCTTGCTTAACCATTCTGAATACTGTTGGATAAGGAATGCCAGTTACTTCCCCAACTGCCCTATAACTTCCATGTTTTGCGTATAGTGTAAGAACCTTCTCTGATACCCAGTGCAACTTACCCAAAGGTAACAAATTTTCTTCTTCTATCACTTCGCTTGGATGGTTAAAGTCATTAGTTAACACCTCACGCATTTTAATGCGGTTAAATTCGCTGTTCTTCCAATTAACCATGTTGTACATCATCTTCGCCACGTATGCGATAAATCTACCCTCTAAATGCAAATTAACAATAAGTGTTTCATCCTTGTTTAATAGTTCTAAAAAGCAATGTTGAAGTAGATCCTCCTGCAAATCTTGAGGCTTTATTTTCGACAAGCATTCCCTCAGTTCATCACTTCGGTAAAGTTGCTCGATTATTTGCCTTGCAGTCATAAGGCAAAGTTAGTATTAATTCAAAGAACGATGCAAAAGTTCAAATAAGTTCAAATAAGTTCAACCCTAAAACGCTGAAACCCTTTACTAGCTTGAATAAGTTCAAAAGTTCAAAAGTTCACTTAGTAAATATATATAGTATAAAAATATAGTATATATATATTAATTATTATATCTATACAAAAGTTCACACTTTTGAACTTATCTAGCATTGACGCACCTTTTAGAGGATAAAAAGTGAACTTTTAGTGAACTTTTGTGAACTTTTGATTTAAACTTTTGCATAAATCCCGTGTTCTTTTCTTAAAAATAGGCTGACAAAGTTTTTATTTCTTAACGAATTTTTAAACTTATCCTTTTTTAAATTCAATCGAATGCAAGTTTCCTCGGCATCTTTAAAACTGAATGTTAATGGTAATGCCTGGTAAAGTAGTTCAAGGTCCTCTTTTAAACCCGTTTCACTTTCGCCTTGCATCTTCATAATTATCCGAATGGTTGAATTTGCGTAGTACTTGTACAGTTGCCATGCCAAATGAACATACTGCTCGGTTATTTCGGGTTGAATAGCATTGTTGAGTATTGCTATCAACTGGCATAACCTTGCAAAATACGCGCTCATTTTGGCTTCAGTGCCTATAAGTAAAAATTCTGTTTTATTAAGTATTCTTACGTTTGCTTGTTCACGATTCAATTTGAAATAATAAGCATATAGTTTTTTTGCTGCTTCATTCATTTCAATATTTATTTGTTGCGCTTGCCCAGTGTTGTAGGCATAACCTAACTGATAAAGATATTGGACAATTTTTGTCCAATCGTTTGACATTTCTTTATTTT